ACTGATATACGGGCACCCTCAAATTGCTCAAGAGACAGTCCCGACGCCGCAGAACAAGATGGCAAAGCTGGTCAGCACAACTGGCGCGATTACTAAACCGAATTACTCAGACAGTAAAGCCGGTATTAAGGGTGAGTATCATCACGAGTATGGCGCTGTAGTCGTTGAAATCGTTGGCGGCGTGTTTCATCTTCGTCACCTCATTGCGGACGGTAGCGGCAAGTTTTACGATCTTGACTATTGATACAATGGAGATAAAGTCACAAAAGATCACCGTGCGGCGTTTTTTGTCTCTGGCGATCTGCACGCCAAGTTCGTTGACACACAAGTAAAGCAGGCTTGGTGGACGGGCAAGAACGCTTTGCTCAAACGAATCCGGCCAAAGGCGCAGGCGTTTCACGATGTTTTCGATGGGTACTTTGGCAGCCATCATCACCGACAAGACCCGTTCCTGCGTGTGGCAAAGCACTACAGTCAAGACGACTGTGGCGAACGCGAGCTAGCAGACACAATTGGCGTGCTTTCGGAGCTTATGATTTGCGACAAAAACTATATCGTCCAATCAAATCACGACGAGCATTTAGACCGATGGCTCAAAGATAGTGACTGGCGCAAAGAGTCCCCGAAGAATGCCAAACTCTACCTAGAGCTGGCGCTGGCCGGTGTTGAGTGCGCGATGCAAGGAAAGTCGTTCAGCGCCCTGGAGCATGCCGTTAGCTCTCTAGTGCCAGAAGCGATATTCCTGGGGCGTGACGACGCGCTAGTCATCAAAGACCATGCTCTTCATTACCACGGCGACAAGGGGCCAAACGGGGCGCGCGGATCAATCAAGGCTTTCGATAAGATTGGGTCAAAGTCGGTCACAGGCCACGGCCACGCGCCAGGACGAGAGAAAGGCGCGCTCAGGGTTGGCATTAGCTGCATCTATGGGCTAGAGTACGCAAAGGGTTCCCCGAGCAGCTGGATGCAGACAGCTGCTATAGGGTACCCGAACGGCAAGGCAACACTAATCAACTGCATTGGCGGTGAATACACCGCGTACTGGTAGCTACAGCGAAGCAAGCCAACTAGCAAAAACCGCGCCAACGCGATACAATCGCCCGCATACTTTGACGGTTTGCGGGCTTTTTTATGAACTACATGCAGCAGCTTACAGGGCGCGGAATGGGCGGTTTCCCGCTAGGCTCAGTTGATGCCAAGCACAGCAACGCGTGGCACACGTACGGCTATCCCAGCGCTGTTACGTTCCTGATGTACTACACTATGTACAAACGCAGCGGCCTAGGCCGACGCCTGATCGACATTCGTGTAGACACAACATGGAGCCAGTTCCCCGACGTCGCGATCAACCCCGAAGACCCAAACGACCCGTTGCGCGCTCAGTTCAATACGCTGTGCGAGCGTCACAACCTGTGGGCCACGTTCGCTGAGCTAGACCGCCGACAGTCTGTGGGTCGCTGGGGTGGAGCTTTCCTAGAGCTGGCGGACGGCGCGACCGACCTTAGCCAGCCTGTCGGCACCGTTAGCGGCGGGCTTAACGGCCTGCAAGCTGTCAAGGTGTTTTACGAAAGCCAGCTGGACCCAAGCGAGTGGAACCAGGATCAAACTAGCCCAAGATACGGAACCCCGACGAAATACAACCTAAACGAGCGCGAAATCGGCAGCACGAACAACGACACAGGTCGAAGCGGAACTGTTGACGCCAGCCGCGTTGTTATATGGGCTGAAGGATCGACTGGCTATTACGACATCTACGGCACGTCAGCGATGGAAGCCGCGTTCAACGCGCTGATCGACTATGAAAAGATACGCGGCGCAGGCGGTGAGGGCTTTTGGAAAAACGCCAAGGGCATGCTGCAAATCGTGTTCAACGACCCTGCCGCACTGAGCCAAATCCAGCAGTTATACGGCGGCACGCCAGAGGAGGCACAGAAGAAATTCAAAGAGAAGTGGGAGCTATTCATTCAGTCATTCGATTCTGCGCTGTCAGTCGCTGGAGCTGAAGCCAAGTCGATCAACACCAGCCTCATTGATCCATCACCGTTCGCCGAAGTCGCAAAGGTCGATATTGCCACGTCAATCGGCTGCCCACTGACAATTTTTAGTGGCGAACAAATGAGCCAACGAGCGAGCAACGAAGATAAATCTCAGTGGGCCAAGCAGATCGAGGCCCGTCGGCAATTTTTTGCAACGCCGGCGCTGCGGAAGGTTATCAACCAGCTTATGGATGTTGGCGTTCTGCGTAGCGCTGAACAGTACGAAATCAAGTGGCCAGATTTACAGTCGCCTTCCAAGCGCGACAAGTCAGAAGTGCTTGAGATATTGGCGCGTGCCGCAGCCCAGCTGGGCGGCAACCTGGATATGGGCGTACTGGCCAAGGTGGCAGGACTTGACGAGGATGACGTCTATCAGCTTGGCGAGATGCAGTCAGGCACGATGTACGACTTGGGCGAGCTTGAGTAATGCCACAGCCGCTTGTACCGCCTAGTAAGTACAACCCAACCGGCACGACGACCTTGCAGCGTCGGACTAATGCCGAGCTGGGTAAACGGTTTCGCCGCTATTACAAGGGCTTGCGCGAGATCGTCGAGGCCATCCCATACACGCGCACGGAGCGCCGCAGTAACTGGATTGAGTACGCGGGCAACGCGAAATATCGCTATAAGTTCGATCTGTCGCCCGAGCTGCTTCGTCGGATTAACGACCAGATAGGCCAGCTTACGCGGATGATATTCTTCGATGGGCAAGACGAAGTGACGCAGAACCACTTTTTCAGTCAAGCGGCTGAACTGGGCTATGAATCTGGCGTCCGCCAAGAGCTGCGCAATCTGCAAACGCAGACGGGCGGGCAATACATCCGTACGATTGATTACGTCCTACGCTCGACACCCTACCGCAACCGTATTGCGTTTGTTGGCGCAAGAGCGTTCGAGGATTTAAAGGGGTTCACCGATGAAATGCGCGGCACACTGCGCACGATCCTAGTCAACGGCATGTCTCGCGGGCTTGGGCCTAATGATCTCGTGGCGGATATCCGCGACCAGGTGCTGGGTGATAAAGATGGCAAGCGAAAAGGCGCTGAGCGTCGGGCAAAGCTACTGGCTCGAACTGAGATCACGGAGGCGCACCGACGGGCGATTTATGATGAGCACCTGGCCGCAAACGAAGAAGGGCTCGACCTTAAACTAATGCACATATCCGCCTTAATCCCAGATCGAACTCGCCGCACGCACGCTGTAAGGCACGGCAAGTTGGTTACGACCGAGGAGCAAGAGGAGTGGTACAGTCAGGACGGGAATGCGATTGCGTGCCTTTGCACCAGCGTCTCAGTAGCCGTCGGCAAGGACGGCGAGCCGCTCAACCAGAAGTTTGTCGAACGACAGTTAAAAAGACGGCAAGTTTTCGTTGACAGCACAGAACCTACCGCCTAATCTACAAATGCAACCCAACATTAACCAACGCGATTCCGCAGGGTTAATCATCCGTTGCGAAATATTGAGAGAACCTGAGCCGGCGCAGCAACCGCTGGCGTTCACTAACCCTAAATAAACTCGCTTTGACCGGTGCCCGTTTATGACAGGGTTCATCTTCGAAAGGGGGTGATCGAGGCCACAATGCCGGATATTGGCCACCGGCTAGCCAGCTGCAAGGCGACCAGCAGCGTGCCAGAACCGTCGGGAGACGCGAAGGCGATCAAAGAACAAAACCCAATGAGGCGAGCTATGAGCAAGAAAGACGAAAAGATAAAAGAGATGACTGGAATACTTGAAGATTTGATCCGATGCGGTGACTTTTTTAATAGCGCCATTGAGCTTGATATGTACGAAAAACCAAGCTTTAGTGGGAAAGAGTTTGAAGAAAGAATTAGAAAAGCTCTGAATAAATCGCAGCGTTAATTGGACGCAAGACCAAGCCCACCATGTGTGGGCTTTTTTGTGCTTGACACCGCAGCAGCGGGTGCTAATCTGGTTGTACGCACTGAGGAGGGCGAGACGATGAACTACGAAACAACTGCAAGAACAATCGAAGCAGCGCTTCAAGATCAAGTGAAAGGAAAGCAAATTGAGATGTTTGACTACACGATGGCCAATGACTGGTCTCGGGCTGTAGTGAAGAATATGCGCACAGGCATAAACGTGGCGCACGTCAATGTCGCAGAGTTGGCGTCATCGCCATGCTTTGATGATTCCATCATCCGGCTTGCAAAACAAATCGAAGGAGCACAGCACTGATGCAAACAGCAGCGACATATCTAAAACAGCTGGAGCAGGCAAAGGCTTGTTATGTAGACTGCCAAGTTATAGACCTGCTGAAGGACTGCTACGAGATGGCAGCAGCCATTGAGCTGGCGGACAAGCAACCACTGGAAGCCGACGGGATGACGATCGTCAAAGCCGCAGCGGCGGAAATGAGGAGCAGACACAATGCATAACATGGCATACCACGACAGCGCAGGAGCGTTGCACGTTTATCCTATACTTGCTTGGCGCTGCGCTGAGATCATGGCGCAGAACCGGCGCGAGAATGCGCGACGTGCTCAGCTTAAGATGCAGCGCGACGTGCAACGGGGCGGGTACGAATCGCCAGCTGGCGGTGTGCTTTTTGTAATTGAAGGCGGCAAGTCGTGAGGGCTTTGTCGCTGATTAAGTCTTACCCTGCTATCGTCCTGCTGGCGGTTACGTGCGGATGGTTGCTATGGTCGTCATGGCAAACTGAGGAGGAGCTTGGCAGGGCCATGGCAGAAGTGGAGAGACTGCAACAGGCCAAGTCGCTGGCAAAGGAGTGCAGTGACTCTGTGAAGCTGATCCAGTCTGATTGTCGGGCGGAGGTGGCAGATGCTCTGGCGGGAGTTGAGCCGATTGTGATAGAAATAGAAAAGCCCGCCAAAGGCGCGGGCGAGTTTAACGAGTGGATTGAGGAGCGGATAAGATGATCCGCGCCCCACTGTTGTGCCTGCTACTAACTGGCTGCACGCATGAGATTGTGCGTTATGAGCGCGTGAATGTCGCTGTACCTGTGCTGCCAGAAGTACCAGCGCACTTGCTTGAGGATTACCCAGGCGACTTACCGATGGCGTCTGAAGCGGGTGTGATTTGTTTTGTTGAGCAGGACGCAAAAGCATTGCAAGAGTGGATGCTTTGGCATAAGCTGAAAGTTAATCAATTAAGAGGAGTGTTAATTAATGACTAACCCATTCTTTTGGTGCA